GGATCAGTCTGCCTATTTTTAAAAACATACCCTTGGCTGATTTGTTCCTCGCGCCCGTTAAAATACGATTGCGTAATATTTCCGTCTTCTAATTTTTCGATCAATTCTTCCATCGTTACTGGGGGCCACTGTATATCAGCATTTTCTGGGGCATACAGGCGCGCACTGATATCCCGTTCATACGCTTCCTGAACCCTTTTCAATTCCCTTATCTTTAATCTCTCCGCCCTATCTTGAGCCGTGATATTAGCCCTGCGTTTTGCCCCCACCCAACCATAGGCTCGTATCTCCAGCAACGCCTTCGCCTGGGGATCATCCATGTATTTGGCAGTTGCTAAAATTTTGTCAACTTCCGTTTCAGTTTCTGCTTGGAATAACAGTTTGGTTAAACGTGCGCTTTCTTCTATCTGCGCCACCTCAAACAGTTCCTTGGAAACCTCATCAGGGTCGAGAGAACCCTGATCCTGACCTCCAATCAACAGTTTGTTTATATCCTTATAAAGTTCCTGCTTTCTAAGAAGGTCATCCGTCTGGGTCAACTCAACCCGCAAAGCACGGACACGATCTAGCACTTGTGTCTTCTGCGCGTTCAGCCGATAGACACGGGCTTCTTTCTGGATGGAGGGGAAGTTGGATGCAAAATAGCTATTTCCTTCAGCCGCCACCAAAGCCTTGATGCGATCATTGGGAGCCTTCTTAATAATATCCTTGTTAATTTGATCGTAACCACGCCTATAGTCATTTTCTAAAAATTCACGCTTGCCAATTGTACGCTGATTATTGACAAACTCATTCATTGTCGTCTTGCGTTCAATATTCAATAAATCTGTTTGTGTCGCGTTGTACAGCTTCTGCTCTGCTAATGCAAAGTTACTGCCACGTTGCCCCAAAGCCTGCAATTGCTGGCCTGTCTGTATGGTGCTATTGAACGCATTGACAAACGGAGCCGCGTCTATCGTATTGCCAAACCCTTCGTTTCTGGCTACGCCACTCACACGGGTATCAAGGTTAATTGCCATTAGCCGAATACCCCCTGTCTCTTCTGCGTTGCATAAGTTGTCCCAGCCTCACCAAACCCTGTCAGCAATGATGCCCCGGCACCGACATTGCCAGCAGATTGAGCCACCTGACCCTTTGCCGAGGTGATACCAGCTTGCTGGCGAAGGTTTGCTGAATCTATAGCCCCGCCTCTTCGTATTAATTGAGCATTCAAATCGTCTGTAAACTCCTGCTCTGCTAATGCAATTAAATTTGTGCCGTCAAATACCTGCACACCTGATGCAGATAGCTTGGTGCGCATAGAGGCTCTTCGCCTCTTATCATCGCGCTCTTTCAATCGTGCGTTAAACTCGGCGTTTTGGCTGGCAATTAAGGCATTATTATTTTGTATTTTTGCATTGCGTTGAGCAATGGCGTTAGCAGCCTTGCCCTGCTGGGCTTGCCCATACGCAGTTACGCCAGCGCCTACAACGGTAGTGGCAATGCTTGTAACTGCTACGCCAGCGGTGAACGCATTTGCCGCCGATGCTCCAACAGCCAACCCAATAGCGGTAAAGTTATCGGCTTTGCTAAATGTCTTTAGTAAGTCTTGTTCGTCAAGAATCATCAAAAAACCTTACATACATATAGTGATCTTTGCCATCAGGCCCGTATCTCTTTAAGGTTGACTCGCATGTGAAGCCTAATGCCTCAATCCATCGAAGAGCGTCATAAAAGTCAGCCTGTACGTTTGCCTGGACACGTTTAAATTCCATCCCTACCGCAATCTTGAAGAACATGCTTTTAACTTGCTTGTGTATCCAGATGCGGTGCTTCTTGTAGTCCTTGCCCATGACTACCCAGGCGTGGCCTACTCCATCCCAGAGTGGCAGTATTCCCGCGCACCCGATAATCTTATCTTCAGCAAATCCTGTAAAAGAACATCCTTTGTTCGTTTTTTTAAGAATCTTATCTAAATCCCTATCAACCAACTTAAAAGTATCTTCTTCGTGCCATCGCATACTCAGTGCATCCATATGCCAAGGCTCGTACTGCTGAATCCAACGCTTAGGTAAAGACCTCACCTGAATTTAAGTCTCCGCCAATAGCGACTATGTGCATGTCAAGAGGTTGCTCCTGCTTGACTTCCACAAAGCCATCTTTATCCCATCCCATGTTTGATACTTTTTTGTCGCCAGAAAATAAGGCAACCTTCTCATTCATAGGGTCAGATGATTTTCTGAAAGGCATCTGATCCCCGTTGATCTTTATTCCAGTTGTGCTTATCAACCGTACAAATATGTTATTCCATCGCTTCGGCTTCGCCTGGGTAATCCCCATTGGTGAGCCAAACTCCGGCCTACTAGGTTTGACCGTGGTTGTGTAGGCTAATCCTACATAGGCTTCGGATACCGCCTCGGACACCGTGACTGCCCCACCTGATACTGTCTTAGCTGGGAACACAGCGCCATTACCTACAATCTGCACTGACTCACCTTCTAAATGCTCCAGGCCCGTGATTGTCGTAATACCCTTGCGAACCTCGCCACCAGAATCGTATGCGGTAAACGCACTGCCATCAATATCACTATCATCACTTTGTAATGTCAGTTCAAAGGTGTGTGTCGTTTGATTGGCAACTTTATAGCGGTTGCCATTCAATTCAGTCATGCCCTTGACCGCTTTGATGTCAACTAAGTCAGCATTGCTCAAGCCATGCGAGGTTGCTGTTACTACAACTGGATTGGCTTGTGTCGCCCCGCTAATAGTAATAGGGGTATCCAATACCAGACCTGAATCCACAAAGATTGATGGATTGATATACTCAATATATCGCCTGGTATGTGTCGAGTTAATCCTTCTCTTTATTACACACCAAAGCTCACCTCGCAAACCATCAGCAGAGGGGATAACGGCAACCGTTTCAGCCTCTGCTAATTCTCCACCTATAGGATGGCGATGCCACCCCACTACGTTTTGATCTCTTAAATATGTGCAGGCAATGAGTACACCGTCAGCGGTGACTGCCCAGATAAGCGCATCGTTCTCCTGTTGATACGCCATGTCCGTTATCCCAGACTCTGTTACATGTTCAGCCAATAGCGTAATGTCAGGGGCTAAATAACCATCTACGTCAAAGTTAAAAACAAGCTCGCGTACTTTCCTGCCAGCACGTTGGTTAAACAAAAGCAGATTACCTGCGTTGAGCGGCATAACCTTGTTGCTGCCAAAGCTCGCCTGGCGGACTGCTTTGATATTTGTTGGAGTGATATTATCGTCCTGCCCTCCAGTGATTGTGAACTCACCGCCGAGAGTGCCGCAGAGCATGTCAGTCGATTCTGATAACCACTGTATGGCATTAACTTCGTTTGCCACGAGTGTAAATTCAACACTTTCATCATCCGCTGCCGTCCCTTGGTTCATGGCTTCAAAATCTGCTACTTCGCTTCCCCAAATCTTCTGAGGGTCATCGTTGCTGCCACCCCAGTACAAACGCTGATTAAAAAACGTTACAGCCCCAGGATTCTGGTCGCTACCATCAGTCCCAACGCCAGCAGCGCCAGCGCAAAAGGTACTCGGAAACGTGGCTCCAGTAAAGCTAATGGTGGTAAGAGTCCAAGACGTATGAGAACTTCTCGTAAGCTTCCGAGGAGCATAGTCTTTGTGCGCAATATAAAGTGTGTCAGCCGACTGTGCAAAATGTAAACTCGGTATATCTGCGGTGGTGTAAGTCGTAGTGATTTCAACAGGCACGCCACCACTCTGTATCTGACCATTGTTTCGATAGACCCTTATATAGAGGTTTCCAAATTCCAAGATATAAGGCTGTGTCACCGAAAATTCAAATGGCACGAGTCTTACCTTTGCGTCTTCCGTTGCCAGGAACATTGTCACACTATCCAAAGTATGAGTAGCGCCTGTCGTATGTTTAAAGCCGATAAATGTTGATGTCGTTTGTGCAGTAAATTCTATTGTGTGTGTGCCAACAGCAAAGCTGGTTGAAGCGTAAACGGTTTCACCACCCGTAGCGATTCCGACCTGCACGCCGATAGCTCCTGTACCGATGGTGAAACCTAGAATATATCTTCGCCCTGCTACCGTTGTAATGCTTTGTTCTGCCCACCCATAGTTACTTGCGTCCACAGACACGATGTTCATTAAATTTGTAGAATGGGCAATAGAACCAGAACTGACAGACTTGTCAGTCCATCCAGATATATCTGAAGTAAATGTCCCGTTGGTTACAAGCGTTGAGCCAGTCGCCGCAGCTTTAACATCGGCAACATAGTTGAAGCCGCCTCTCCGCTTTGCTCCGCCGTGCGGCATGACAAAAGCGTTTTCCATTATCTGGCAGGAATCTTTATACTTGCCGAGGTCAACTCTGCCTTCCAGTCTTGGCGTAATTTCTCCAGTCGTAAAGCTGGAATACATTGCATGGGCTTTAGCCATCTATACTACCGTCCCTGATCTAGCGTCTACTATTAATTGTGCATCAAACGTTGCCGGGGTTCCTTCCTGAGAGTCAATCGTGCGAGCCTCGCGAACTTTTCTTTCATACAATTGCCACATGGCATTCGCAACGGTATTGCTTCCCGTGATTGGGAGTGCGAGTTCCGCAGCAATTCTAGCTGTGTATGCAGATACAAACAGAGCATCAAATTCGTTGGGGTCAGTAACCCGTTTTATGTAAATTAGATTGACCGATGAAGTATCAGTCATTAGTTTTCTACCTTCGACTTCATGGTCTATGCGAATATCACCAGACCTGACATCAACGACACGCAAACTGTTGGAAGGTAACTGGTGATAGTAGGCCCAGCCAAAAGCAGGCGTTTCTGTAAGGGAGGCTAATATCTGCCTGGCCTTACAACAATTCCAAATAGCGGCGCGAGCAACTTCATCACGCATTTCCTCGTATATGGCATTAACCAACCTGGCGCGTTCCGTATCATCGCCAAACGACACGATAGGATCGTCACCTAGTAGCCTTAATGCGTTGGAGGATATTTCTACGAAAGATGCCATTAGTTATAAAACTCTTTGCAATTATTTATAAAAACGGGGAGTGAGTTTCCCCACTCCCCATCCAGTTAGTCTACAACGTACTCAACAACAATTGAGATGTCACCAGCAGCAGCAGTAGCCGCAACTGTTTCAATCGTGAGAGAGATGTAGAGGTCAGCACGAGGATCAGAACTCAATCCAGCGTCTTCCCACATGTAGTTGCCAATGGTTTCAATGCCCAGCGTTTCATAACGAAACTCAGTGCCAGCAGTAACCGCAGCTTGGAGAACGGTAGAAACCGTTCCGTAACAATCGCGATCAATCACAGCACCAGCGTCATAGCGAGTGGCTGAAGCATCGGTGTCATTGAAGCCTGAAGGGCCGTTGTATACACCAACGTCTGTTACCAGAGCGGGTGATCCATTGGAATCCAGGTCATCGTTATACACCTTGATGGATTTGATTTTGGCATTGCCGGGAATCAAAGCCATGTGGATGATGTCATCATCATCAATGTCCGTGGTTGCGACAGCGATGGTATCAGACCATACACGAACCTTCCCATGTGCGCTGCCAGGAGTTGACTTAACTTGCGGGGAAGCCCGAAAGTTAGTGATCTCCGTTGAATATGCAGTTGTCATTATTAATACTCCTCAAAAATTAAATTAAACATTCAGTTATGCGTTATTACGCAGATTCATCACAAGAAACTTCAACAACCTTTTCATCCTCAATTCGCGTTGCGCCCATGTTGGCTTCCACGAAAATCTGAGTCGAGTAGTTCTTGTCTGCACGCTCACTAATGCGAATGTTTGGAGTACCGTTCATGGCAAGACCCATGCCAGATTTAGCCCAGGCAAGAGTTTTGCGGATGCTGGAAGCAACCGACAAGCGAGTAGAAACAATCCAGGTAAAGCCCATAAACGTATTAATCTCACCGCTCATTAAAGCTTTGATGGAATTGTAATCGCTCGATGTAATAGTGGTAATATTCAACATCGCTTCCAACTGTGCAGGCCCAATCGCCCAAAACAACTCTTCATCCGTGTCAACATCGTTATCGAGTAGTATCTTTCGACACTCAATAATTTTTGCCAAATCCATGTCGGCGCTACC